CACAGAGGAAAGCCCTGTAAGAGACTCGAGCACAGAAGTATTTACCGGAAATGTTTTCCTAGTAATTTCGAGCATCCGCTCGTAGTTACTTCCTGGGAAAGAAAAATTCAATCCTAGGGGTAAAAGGCAATGTTTAACTCTATCAAACACTGCCCTCTGTCGTTGAGACAGAAGACTTCGTGATCGAGGGCCTAAGTTCCTGCAAATGTCAAGGAAGTTGTCATTAGACACCTCCCTCCACTTGTACTGGGGAATCACTCCAGCACTAGTGATGACTTTGCCAGCAAACTCACAAAGTTTGCTAGACGTCACGGATTTAGCAGGACTCCAGGGACACTGCATTTGCTCTAGTATAGCCTTATACTTGTCTGCTAAGACAGGATTAAGGATAACAACGTCATCACCTACAACGAAAAATTCGTTGTTGTGGTTGCAATTGTTAAGATACCAGAGCAACAACCCATGGGTTAAAGTAAATGCACCGAAACTAGGATAGAGTCCTAGCGGTTGACCTTTACTCCATCTGATATTCCCCAAAGGGGAACGCCAGGTGGCCCTAGATAAGAACTCAAAGAGTTCGATATCGGGTTGCTTCCCAAACAAAGATTTGAGAGCTACAACCTGAACATTTAAAGGAAAATGATCAGTCGCGCTCGACAAATCGACAGAAGCTATCTGTCTGTTTGAGGACAATGCATCTCTCAAAACCTGGAAAGGTTTCGATTGATCGTGAGTACAATCCCAAGGGAGAGTACGCACAAAACGATAAAGAGTACGACCAAAATGCCGTAAGGCAAGTTGGTGCACCAAGTACGGGGAGGCTACGCTTCTAAGCTTAGCACCCGGTTCTTGGATGAAGGCAATATTGCCTCCATACACTTTATCTGGGGTGGTGAAATCAGTAGGATGATCGAAAATCATCCCCTGATGCACCTTCAAACCGAGGATTACCGGCTGATAAAGGCTGGAAAATCGTCGGCCAAGAGCCTTATGCTCTTGGAGGTAGAAGTAATTAGCTTGCGCTATTGCTCCTACATCTTGCTGAGTAGATGATCGCCAGGAAAAACCTGGGGACCTCTTACTCGGAGAACCCCTAAACTGAAGTAAGGAAACATCCTCACTTCGATCAATCGACTGAATTGGGAAATGGTCAACTATAGCTTTACCAAAAAGCTTTAGAAAACCATGGGTTAATCTACTCTCGCCGCTACAAGTAACGGCAGAAACAAACTTCTCAGCTTGTTTCTTACTCACCTTTTCAAGGGTGAACATAGAGTAGATCATTGAAATCTGAACAGACTTCGAAAAGTTTGCATCAGACTTCAATGCCCACCGGAAAAG